GAATCCATGCCAATGGGATTGCCCGGCAGTATGCTGCATATCATACCCAACAAGAACTATCTTTGTCACACCAAAGTGATAGGCCAAGTTTATGGCTTGGTATCCACTGTTTCGGCCGCAATGGATGTATTTAGGGTTATCACTCAGCCCTTCGCCATACTTGGATTGAATATAATTTAATCCGTACCTTTCTGCCGCCCAGATGTCTTGGGTCCATTTTTCCGGCTGTTCTGGCGTTTTTTGGTTGTATTGGACCCACCAGCGCCTGTCACAGGCGTAGATGGCATCTGGGTATCTGATGGCTCTGAAACTTGTGTTGATTGCGATGGTTTTGCAGCCGGCGCTTTGTTGGATTGCTTCGATTTGCTGTCTTTGCTTTTCGTCGAAGCTGGGGCCGCTGGCGAGGATAATGGCCGTTTCTCCTCGCCACTTTCCAAAAAATCCAAATCAATACCCTCCGGGATATCAATCAAACCCTGATCATACATCTGTCTAGCAACAGATACGGATAATTCCAAAGGCTGCCCTTGCTTTACATTTCCATGCTGAATACTTGAAAAAGCTTTTTTTGCGGAATATTTCATGTTTTCTCCGTAAAAAAAGGGGCATTTAGTGCCCCTTTTTTATTCTGGTTTTATTGTAAATCTTGCTATTAAGCAGATTCTGGCCAAGCTCCAACAACAACGGCTGCAGGGCGAAATACCGTGAATGCTCCACGGGTTTCACCACGAACGGTTAGCAGGTTATGCTCAACGTCATCCTCGTTTTGATCGAAGATTTCAACAACAGGTGTTGATCGGTCCCACCACATCAAAGCATCCCGTGACGCACAAATAAACTCGCCTGCAGCCAGTGAGTTTGTAATGATCACCGGCAAACCCCATAACATGGGGGTCAGGCCGTTATTGATATAGCTGATCGCGCCATCTGCGCCAACATACCGATCATCACCGCTACCGACTTTCTTTCGCTCCATTCGGCTCCAGTCTTCAGAGTTGACGAAGTAAAAGTCTGCCATGTAATCAGCCTGATCGACCTGATATTTTGCACGGTTGGCGGCATCAAAATCATTATCGCCAGACACAACCGGGAGGTCGGTATGATTTCCGGTTGTGGTAATACCACTGATATTCGGAGAGGCACCATCGCCGTTTAGTATTTGCTCCTCAACTCTCAAACGAACACCATAAGTCATTCTGATGTCGATATAAGAAGCCAAAGCCGGAGCGTCATCCAGAACCTGCTTGGAAACTTTGATGAAGTGGGCGATAGTCCTTACAGGAACATCAACGCCCTCAAATGTCAAAGTAGTTTCTGGTTTTTGACCAGCTTCCGATGTCTCAGCAGCGGCATTTGTGAATACATTTTCACGCGTATAATGAACAGTGTTACCTGTTGCATTACCACGGGGCAGCACATCCAAAACAGACAGCCGACGGAATGCGCCACCAACAATGCCAGGCATTGTTTGCAGAGGAACAATATCATTTGTTGGATCTTGAGGGCTGCCGCCTTCACCAATAATGGTATTGTTCTGAAACTCCATGCGAGCACGTTGTGAGCTACCGCTAGCATAATTCTTGAACTGCTCAGATTCTACAAATTGAGCGCCAAGAGATTTCAGCTCAGTCTTGGTGTCAATAGTCGAACCGCCTTGCTGCAATGCAACAACTTGGTCATTAAGCGACTGAAGCTCACCAAGGGCGTCCTTGTAATTCTTTCCAAGCTCTTGCAGCTCATTTTTAAGCTCATCTGATACGCTGCCTTTAGCTTCAAGCTCTTTTGTGTGCGCATCAATTTTAGCTTCAAGCTTCTGTTCGATATTGGCAAGGCTTTTGTCAACCTTTTCTGCCAATGCTTTTAAGTCTTTGGGGTCCATAAGTCACCTGTGATTATTTGTATTTGTCAAAAACGGCCAATAATTCGGCCTCCACTTTAGCAATATCATTGCCTGATGGATCACGGTCACCGTGAACCTGATTTTTCACTTCAGAAACAATTGCTGTTGCCTCTGATCGTGAAATATTCAAAGAGTTTCTTAAAACATCTTCGATCTGAGCAAGACTGTCAGTCTCTGACAGTTTTGACTTTAGATTTCTTTTTAATTTATTTTCTGATGATCTGATTTTGGCGGCCATATCAGATAAGTCATATTTTGCAGAGTGCTTTTTACTCATAGCAACAAGCATTGAGCTCAACATATTTTTTGAGTCATCCTCTGCAAGCTCATCAGCAAATCCAAACTCTAATGCCTCTGAGCCATCAAGCCAAGTGGTATCAGCAAGCATCTGCTTTAAGTCATCTTCTGATAAAGAATCACCAACCTTTTCCATATAAAGGCCGATTAACATAGATTCTAATTTATCAAGTGTATCTGCTACATCCCTTAAGTCTTCAGCCTCACCAAAACCAACACCCCACGGCCTGTGAATCATCATAAGAGAGCTGTTTGAGCGCATTACAACCTTGTCGGCAGCCATGGCAATCACGCTGCCCATGCTGGCAGCAAGATCAATCTTGGCTGTAATAGTACCTTCAAAATCCTTGATTAGATTGAATATTGCGAAGCCTTCGACAATAGAACCACCGGGCGTATTTATAATCAAATCAACATCAGTTTCGCCTTCCATCTGGAATGCAAGGCTTGATGCGGTTATCTCCCACCCAATTTCACCGTCTAATCGTATGGTTTTTGACATTATTTTGTCCTGGTGGTGCCAGCGGGCACCATTGTTCCGTTGAGATAGATGGTATCACCGCCATCTTTAGGGGGCAACCCTTCCTCTTGGCGGCCTTCATTTGGAGTTAACAGGCCAGAATTTACTCTATCCTTAGCTGATTTTGTCCTAGTGTCTATATCTGCACGCAACAACGCATCAAAATCAAACTCAATTTCGATCTTTTCCCAATCAGACACTGGCATTAACCACCGCTTTAAGCTTGCCTCAATACGCTCCGCATAAGGCCGAAGGTTCAATTTCTCAAATCCAGCGACAATTTGCTGAATACCAGAGCCCCAGGCAGTGGTACCAGAGGTATCATTGATCAAAACGGAAGGAACCCCTAGGAATCTTGCGATATCTTCGACCTGATACCGCCTAGATTCCAGCATCTGCATATCAGCAGGGCTTAATGATGTTTGTTGATACTTGAACCCCGCCTCAAGAACAAACAGCCTGTCATTGCCGCCGCTTTCCAAGTCTTTAAAGTTTTGTTTCACTTCCGTGCGCTGTTGCGGGGTTAAAATATCATCAATGGTCAAGATTCCAGTTGTTTTGCCGCCATTCTCAGCAAGTGTAGAAACCCTATTGTCAATGGCGATAGCGATACCCAGGGACTGCCGCGCATAAGATAATGGAGAAAGTCCGACTATCCCATTACCAAAAAGCTTGGTATGCCAAACTTTATCAGCGGCAAATACTGTTACATTGCCGTTTGAATCCTTATATGAATAAGTAAGAGTGCCATCTGACAGTAAAGTAGGTGTCGTTTGCGAAGCCATCAAAGGGATCAAATTTATAATATCACCGGTTGGCCCCCTGATTATCTGGTTATATGCGTTGCCATTTGAGACCAGGTTCAACATAAATGTCTCAAAGAATTCATTCTTTGTCTGGAATTTATTAGGTTGAAAATTCAGCAATCGCCAAAGCTTATAATCAGTATTGGGTATTTTTGTGCCGTTATCTATCGTGAAAGCTTTCAGCGGTAGGGCGGCAATTGTTTCAGACAGAAGCCTTACAGCTGCAAAAAATGCTGATTGGGTCATTGCTGAATCAAAATTAACCGGGGCGGCCGATTTTCTAGGGTAACTTGAAGGCTGCGAGCTTTGGGGGCCAGTCTTTACAACCGGGCTGTTGTTTTCTGTGTTTAACCAGCTTGTTATAAAATTGGTCATAGCTTAACCGATAGCATATTGTCTATAGCGTCAGAAATGTTGTTAACATCCTCTGCCATTATTCGATTGAATGCCATAATATCAGCAACAACCCCGTCAATTTTATTTTCGTCTCTGTCTGCCGCCTTTCTTGGGAATACATTTTCTTTTGCATCCTCTTTTGCGACAACGTTAGAAAGCATCCAAGTGTACACCGGATCTCCATTATGCCTTATTCTGCGTGACCTAATCAAACCATCAACATGTTTCATTGGATCGCTGAAGTTTTTAACAGTCGCAGGAATCTCTATAACTGGCACACCTTGTCCCATCAGCTTAGTAACCAACATAGTCGCCTGAAACGGGTCATATGACAATTCTTCAACATCAAAACGGGTACATAAATCAACGATATCATCAAAAATGACCTCATAATCAATCATCTCCCCCTCTGTTTCTGTCAACCAACCGTCATTATTCCACTCTTGATAATGTTCATTTTGCGGTTGGTTAATGGTCTTTTCAGGCAGATAGTACTTACCGAACCTAACAAAATCATTGTCTGCAATTTTAAATATTATCGAAAGTGCAGCTATATCAATTTTGCTGGCCAAATCCATAGATAAATAGCATTTATATTCTTTAAACTGCTGCATCTTCAAGGACTTGTCTGCTGATTCATTCCATCTTTGTAAATTAAAATATGCCTCCCTTGCTCCAACCCAAATATTAAGATGTTTGGTTTTGTATATGGCTTGCTTTCTTGAGGTATTCAGGGCATCATTCAGGCGGTTTTTCAGGAAATCGTCACTGATGGATATCCCATAATTTGGGTTAGCTTTTATCAGCGCGTCCTCTGTATCCCATTTGTCCTGGTCTTCTCTATCAATCGTATAGATCATCCCAAAAAGGGTTTCATCTTCAATAATCCCCTCAAGAACGCGCTGCAAGGTTGTCTGTAACTGATAACAAGGGCCAGAAACATTATCACCAGCCGTTGTAATAACCAGCATTAAGCCCTGTTCTCTGGCGCCCATGCCAGTCTGCATGGTGTCATACAGTGCATCTGTCTTGTGCTCATGATATTCGTCAACAATGCTTAAGCTTGGGCTGGAACCATCACCAGGGTTTCCAATTAATGGTTCAAACCTGGAACCATCAGACTCCTGGCAAATGTTTGAGGCGTTGACAGTGACGCCATACATGTCCCGGTAGTCTTCGCACTTCTCCGCCATAATCTTGGCAGGGCGGAATACTTCCCAGGCTTGCTTTTCAGTGGTGGCGCCAGAATAAATTTCAGCACCATACTCATCATCCGCCGAAAGCATATACAAACCAATAGCAGCAGCCAGGGCAGACTTGCCATTCTTTCTAGGAACGATCAATACAGCGGTTCTGTACTTGCGGAGACCGGTTGCCCTAACCTTCCAACCAAAAATGCAACAAACAAAGAAGCATTGCCACATTTCCGTGTCTATAGTTGCACCCTCTCTTGCCCATTTTCCTTTTGTGTGCGGCATATTCTGAATGAATTTACACACTCTTTCGGCGGCAGGCTTATCAAATACATACTTGCTGGTCTTTTTATTGTTGGTGCGAAGGTCATCAAGGTGCCGTTGGCAAGCCAAAACAATCCATTTACAAGCAACAATTTTACCGGCAACAACATCACGGGCATATTTATTTGCGCGGTTTACAGAAGGAAAGCTCATAGACCCTCAAACCTGTTGGCCTTTGGTTTAGGAGGCACAGATATTTTCGACCGATCCGCCGGGGTCATTCCTATTTGACTGAGCAGCCTATTCATTTGGGCCATTTGCGGAGCATTAAAATCACTGGGCACATGCCGCATCATAAAAACCAATCGGGCCAATAACTCAAGAGCCAGGCGGTCTGCCTGCAGCAAGACACCAGGGCAAGAATTTTCTACTAGCTCATCCCATATTTCTCTTACATCTTTATCAAGATGCATGGGCGCAGGGCCAACCCCCCTGTCGTCTGTAGGCTCATTTTTGTTGATGCGGCCTGGGTTCTTTTTAGCTGAACCGCTGGCCTCTTTTAGTTTTGTTGGTTTTTTCGGTCGTGCCATTTCAAAAACTTCATTTTGCAGGTGGAAAAAATTGGCTACCCCCGGCGCCTCT